CGCATATTCCAATTATGATCGAAAGGATCAACCACCCCGCGCTAACCCAAATTAGGCTTAGCGCCAAGCCTTTATCTTTAAGAAGATAGAGACGAGGCGTCGAAGGCTTAATAATAGACTAGTTAGGAGAGAAAAACCCAAGATTAAATCCATGGGCCTAGATCGTACCAACTATGAACATGGAGATGTGCAATATATCTCCTTGTAGCGGTACGTAGAGGGTATGTATTATTATACTCCTCTACAGATGGATAAAACAGCCTAGTAAGTAACATACCTAGGCCAAAAGCTGCACGTTTTATCGCTCTGTGGGCAACGACGTAGACTCTGTATCCTTCGATCCAGAATCTTTGTCGGATGGGTTTGTAGACAGGAGGGGCGGAACTGTCGAAGTTATCGACAAATCCACCGTCCCCATATCCTTCCGGGAGGCAGAACCGAAGTTCTTTCGGAACTGCACCGTAAAGGAGTAGCCACGCACGACGTAGGCAAGCATCACAACCGTAATAAGAATTACGGCGATGGGCGAGTCTACGAAGTGCATTAGCAAGTCTATAAACTGACTCCACATCGCTCAAGCCCTTCTTAAGATAGATAGGCTTGACATCCTTACCCCAGAAATAATGTGTTCCGCAAGATTCGCGAAACAACCCGGAGTCGAAAGATTTCTCCTGGTTGATAACGAATCCAAAAAGTTCACATAATTCCTGGAAAGTGGAATAGGCTTCAACGGGAATGACCACGTCATCACCGAAAACGCCTATATATTCGCTATCGCAACCAACGAATTCGCAAGAAGCGTTGGCTACAGCGAAAAAGATAAGACTCTGCAGAGGGAATGTAAAACCATTCCCCATGGAGGAAAATTTCTCCATTCTACAGAACTTATCTCCCACTTTGCTAAGCTTAGATCTGCAAGCATCAAGAACCTGGAACCATCGATGTGGTAGGATCTGACGAACGAGCTCGACCGAAATCAGGTCGGACGCGGACGAAAAATCCACCGTAGCGAGGGAACCCGACATGCTCGCGTAGAACGCAAGCAAGCCGTTACGTTCCTGGGTTCGTAGATCTATGCCTTCAACCCTAAGAAGTCTACGACTGATCATGCGGCCAAGTCCAAGTTGAAAGAAAACATTCAACCCGGGCTCGATAGC